TACCACTACTTGATAAAAAAGGCGGGATGTTTGGCTTTCAAGGTCGAAGTTTATCACCAGAGAGTACACTTAGATACATTACTATAATGCTTGGGCCACACCCAAAGCTATTTGGGTTGGATACTGTCAATGACTCTAAGTTAGTATATGTTATGGAAGGTCCTTTTGACAGTATGTTTATACACAATGCTATAGCATTGGCTGGGTCAGATGGACAGTTATCATTTGACAACTATGTTATGGTTTATGATAATGAGCCACGTAGTGTGCAGATAGTGAGAAAGATGGATAAGTCTATTGGGATGAACCGCAAGATAGTAGTGTGGCCATCTACATTAGAACATAAAGATATTAATGATATGGTTATGAGTGGAATGAGGATAGCAGATATAAAAATGATAATTGATGAGAATACATATGAAGGATTGTCAGCTAAGATGGCACTCCAACATTGGCAAAAGATATGAATGGCAGCGTTAAGTTAGTGAGCCACTCTGGAGCTATTGGTCCAGAGATGCAAATGACAGATATTATAGCTTATTGTGCTAGAGTGTCTAATCCTGGCAACCAGGACAATAAAGATACTGCTGATAAGCTGCTGAAGTATTTGGTTAAGCACAAGCATTGGAGTCCATTTGAGATGGTCAATGTTTGTATGGAAATAGAAACAACAAGAGATATAGGGAGACAGATACTTAGACACAGATCATTTAGCTTTCAGGAGTTTAGTCAGAGATATGCTGATCCAACACAAGAACTAGAGTTTGTGATGAGAGATGCAAGACTACAAGATGACAAGAATAGACAGAATAGCTTAGAACTAAGTGCAGAGAATCCACACCACAATGACCTTATATCTGAATGGGAATCCCATCAAGAAAAGATCATTAACTATGCTAATGCATTCTATGTGTGGGCTATACAAAATGGTATTGCTAAAGAGCAAGCCAGAGCTATACTACCTGAAGGTCTAACAATGAGTAGAATGTATATGAATGCTACTGTGCGGTCATGGATTCATTATCTTGAATTGAGATTGGATCCTGGAACACAGAAAGAACATAGACAAATAGCTCAGTTATGTGCATTGGAGTTGGCTAAAGTGTTTCCTATGATAAAGGAGATGGTGTGAGATACTTACACAGAGGTAAACCAATTACAGAACTGACAGATGATCAGTTAAAGAAGGCAATGGAAAAGCATATGAGAAAAGATCCTGAATGGGATGGTGATGTTATGGCTTACATGGCTCTTGTTGCTGAATACAATAAAAGATACGATGAACGAGAACGTCAATACAAATTAGGAGAAGATAGTAAATGAGCAACCACCTACCAACCCAGTACCAAGAGTACATTCATTTAAGCAGATACTCACGTTGGCTAGAAGACGAAGGACGGAGAGAGTCCTGGGAAGAAACAGTGACAAGATATTATGACTTCTTTGAAGAGCATTTAGAAGAACAACATGGATTCAAGCTCAACGGAGAACGTAAGGAGTTAGAAGAAGCTACACTTAACTTAGAAGTAATGCCTTCTATGCGTTCTATAATGACAGCTGGACCAGCATTGAAGAGAGACAATATTGCTGGATACAATTGTTCATATATTGCTATTGATCGTATCACAGCTTTTGATGAAGTATTATATATCCTAATGAATGGTACTGGTGTAGGATTTAGTGTAGAGAGACAACACGTACAACAACTTCCAACTGTTGCTGATGAGTTCCATCCTAGTGATACGTGCATTAAGGTTGCTGATTCACGTACTGGATGGGCAAAGGCATTGAAAGAGCTTATTGCTAATCTGTATGCTGGTATGGTTCCATCTTGGGATACTTCTAGTGTAAGACCAGCTGGAGCTGTATTGAAGACATTTGGTGGTAGAAGCTCTGGGCCAGAGCCATTAGTTGACTTGTTTCAATTTTGTGTAAGTAAGTTTAAAGGTGCAGCTGGACGTAAGCTGTCATCATTAGAGTGTCATGATTTAGTATGTAAAATAGCTGAAATTGTAGTAGTAGGAGGAGTAAGAAGAAGTGCACTTATATCATTATCCAACCTATCAGATGATAGAATGCGAGCTGCAAAAGCTGGCTCTTGGTGGGAAAACGAAGCTCAAAGAGCCTTATCCAATAACTCTGCGTGCTACACTGAAAAACCAGACATTGGGGTCTTCATGGACGAATGGAAATCCTTATACGACTCAAAGAGTGGAGAAAGAGGTATCTTCAACAGAGAGTCAGCTAAGATGCAAGTCGAAAGGTTCGGTCGAAGAAACCCTGACTATGATTTTGGAACAAATCCATGCTCTGAGATTATCCTTAGAAACAATGAGTTCTGCAATCTCACAGAAGTCGTCGTCAGACCAACCGATAGTGAAAACGACCTCGCTAGAAAGGTTAGACTGGCCTCGATCTTGGGTACATGGCAATCAACACTCACAAACTTTAAATACATCTCGAAAAGATGGAAAGACAATTGTGAAGAGGAAAGGCTACTCGGAGTTAGCCTAACAGGTATAATGGACTCCACATTAACGAATGGAAAAGATAATGGACTTGAAGAAAGGCTGGAAAGACTTAGAGATGTTGCGGTCGAGACTAATAAACTCCATGCTGAAGCTATTGGTATACCTCAGTCTGCTGCCGTTACTTGTGTTAAACCTTCTGGAACTGTTTCTCAACTTGTTGATAGTGCTTCTGGAATACATGCGAGACATAACCCGTATTACATTAGAACGGTTAGAGCAGATAAGAAAGACCCGCTTGCCAAGGCTATGGTAGAAGCTCAGTTTCCTGTTGAAGATGATGTAATGAAACCAGAGCACACATATGTGTTCAGCTTTCCTATGAAAGCAGATCCTGGTGCTGTATTTCGTACAGACATGACAGCTATTGAACAACTAGAGCTATGGTTGAAGTATCAAATGCATTGGTGTGAGCATAAGCCATCTGTTACTATTACAGTGAAAGAACATGAGTGGATGGAAGTAGGTGCTTGGGTATATGCTAATTGGGATTGGATGAGTGGTGTGAGTTTCCTACCATTCTCTGACCACACATACAGACAAGCTCCATACCAAGACTGTAGTAAAGAAGAGTATGAAGAGTTCAAGACTAAGATGCCAGAGGCAGTCAATTGGGCTGAACTACTAGCACAGTTTGAGACTACAGATATGACAGAAGGCGCTCAAGAATTAGCTTGTGTAGCTGGTAACTGTGAAATCTAAGGTAACAACTACACTACGACAAGGTATTCTGGACAAGCAAGGAGAAGCTGTCCAGAAAGCCTTAGTCAGTCTTGGATTTGATAATGTTAAGTCAGTACGTATTGGTAAGACCGTTGAGTTAGATCATGAAGAAGATGCAGATTTGGTTGAAATCACTAAGTCCATATATAATGAAGTTATGGAAGAGTATATTATCGAAAGAGATATATAATATATGGACGAAGAAGATAGTATTGCTTGTATTGAATGTGGAGCTGACTTCACAGTCACAGGTTTAAATGAAGAAGTAGTAGATCTCGAACCCACACACTGTCCTTACTGTGGTGAAGAGCTACCTCAATATGATGAGTATGATGAATATGGAGAAGACGAGTAACATTGCAGGAATAGATTATTCTACCACATCTCCTTCTATATGTATTAAAGTAGGTGACAGCTGGGACATCCATTTCCTTACATTAAAAAAGACACTAGCAGATGAGTATTGGCATCAGCCATTCTTATTCTTTGGTCACTCACTACCAAACATTCCAGTAACAATATCAAGATACAAATATATCTCATCCTGGGCTATGGATGTCATTAAGAGCTATGATGTGAGTGCTGTAATCATAGAAGACTATGCATATGCAGCTACTGGTAGAGTATTCAATATAGGTGAGAACACTGGTATATTGAAGTATAGACTGTTACACAGAGATATACCATTCTATGAGGTACCTCCTACAGTAATAAAGAAATATGCTACAGGTAAAGGTAATGCTAAGAAAGAGATGATGCTATCTAACTTCATTACTACTACTGGCGTAAACATAC